CTACTTCGTTAATCCTTTTTGTTTTAAAACTTCTTTTTGCAACTTGCCTTTGTCAGTCACATAGTTGTTTTTGAACCATGCGACAAGGGTTGTTACGGTTGTGAAGATCATTGAGCTAACAAGGTACAATGTCTCAGCCAACGAAGTGACTTGATCCTCGCTGATCGGCAAGATTGGCTTGCCAAACATGATAAGTCCTTGGTTGATTAATGCCATAAAAAGAAGCACCGTGCGGATCACTGTGCCTTTGTCGAAATTTGTCATATTCAATTCCCCATTTCAGTTATTTTTGGTTTCTTTCAATCCTGTCGAGTTTTTCAATGACGACGTCATACTTCTCGCTAAACTTTGCCAGTACGTCGTTTTGTGCGTCTATTTGCTCGTTGAGCTTGTTCTCACGCTCTTTTGTCGTGTTCAATACATAAAACAGCACCCAACAAAAAAGAACCGCAAACGGTCCCTGTGTCATTAAATACTGTGTCATATCCATTTCCAACAATCTCACCTACTTCCGCCATAAGCATAAAAAATAAGCCTATACCTCGTATGGCTCACCTGTGATTTCCTCATATTGTTCGGGTGTGATTCTCCCCGCTGCAACTGTGTTATATACCATTTCCTTTGTCCACAGCTCTTCGTCATAAAAATCCTTGATTCGTCTAAACCAGTCAATCATCATGTGTCACCTCCTACTGCGTTTAGATAATACAACTCGGCTATTTGTACCTTCGATTCTTGTGCCTCGGCTTCCATCATTACACGTTTCCACCCACTCCATACGCTATTGTTGAGATAGTTAGTATAAACATTGTTGTGGTAATCTGTAGCGTATACCCAACCGAATGTAGCTTTCCCGTCGAATGATACATCTGTCATATGGAAAAAACCTCTGAAAGAACGGTTGTTAGGTAAATCTTTTGATTTTGCTATTGCGTAAAAAGAGCCCATCCCTAGACCGTTATCAATCACGGCATCCAAAATACTGACGGACGTGTCTTTATTAAGAATCAACGGCGTTCCTGTATCAGCCGTGATTTTTTTCTGCTGGAAACCTGATACAAATTCCTTTGACTTTTGCACAGCTGCATCAGCTTTCTCTTGAGCCCCTGCGGGCGTCTCCGCATAATCCTCCGTATATTTTTTAGCAGCTGCAAGCGCTTCGGCTACTTTAGTTTTTGCGCCTTCTTTTGTTTCAAGTGCTTCGAGATCACCTAGTTTTTCTTTCAAGTGTTCAAGCTGCTCTTGAAGCTCTTTAGTGATCTTATCAATGTTTCCTTGCATATCGTCAGTTCGCTTTTTTATATCCGCTTCAAGCTCTGCCGCCAAGCGCTCAATTTGCTTTTTTAGCGATTGAAAATCATCAATATAAAATTCCGCTGCCGGGGCAATGTCCTGGTCAATTAAATTGCGTTGAATATCAAATGTAAATTCGTGAATGGACAAGGCTTGTCCGTTACGGTAATACAAATTTAATGTCGCTTGGACCTTGCCGTATAGCTTGATTTCGTTATTGTCTAAGACGTATTCGGCTATTCCCTCTACTTTATCTATAAGAGTGATATTCCGAACATTCTTGGATCCATTACTAAATAAAAGTACGAGTTTTCCGTCAACCGCTGAAAGAGGCAAAGGCACGCCATCTTTACGCAATTGAAAGACCAGTTTTGCTGTGCCTATGTCCTGGGTTGAGAAAACAATTTTTGAATCGTACACGCTTTGATCATAAGCGTCAACCACGAAAGGCAGCACGCCAGTTTTAAAAAGTTGATTCGTCATGATATCCCCCCTCAAATCAAGTAATATTTTCAACTGTCCGAATTGGATCAACGCTATTATCGTTTAATGCTGATACTTTTCCGGCGCCTTTTAGTCGGTTTCCATAGTGTTGAATGGATGAACATTTGCTTGTTAAATACAAACCGTGTCGACCTGTTTTCCCTGTTGCTGTGTTATTACGAACGGCGCTATTTTTCACACCATCCATAAATAAAATAAAGTCGTATTCATCCCCCCGCTTGCCAGCGTTCAAGATGAAGTTTTTATCCACCTGTACATATTCCGATTCCCCCGAGACAGATATACCCGAGAAACCGATCTCTTCTAGCGTGTTATCATCCACGGAAACAAAATCGCAACTTCCTTCCTCGATCCGGACGCCGTTTCCTTGAATTTCTCGTCCTGTGTTGTGGTGAACTTTTCCCCGGGTGCTGCGTGTGACTAAAATTCCATGATGCCCGACATTTTCTAGGTTGTTATCATCAATAACAAAATGTTTCACATCTGATACATGAATACCGTGCCTTGTTGTACCGTCAATTTGATTGGTCTTAATAACCACTTCGTCAATGGTTTGATACCCTTTGCGGCCATAAACCTGAATCGCATGATCGACCGACATGTTTTTAAATTTGTTGTTTGTGATTGTGTGACGCTTTGTCTTGTTTACTCTCCCAGTGGGATTGCCGTTTTTGTCTAGCGTATAGACAGTGCTGACGCTCGGCAATAACGTTCTAACGCCGCCGGAACAATTTTCGAATGTATTTCCATCAATGAACACGTCCTGCCATTTGTTTCCCGACACCGCCCATTCTGTACAGTCATAGACCTTATTGTTAATAAACCTTATGCCCGAGTATAGGACGCCGTCAGTGCTTGTATGTGAATCAATCGCTCTAGGATAGCCCCCAAGCTCTGCTGATTTTCTAACCGTGCAATTCTGCATAGTAAGATTACGTGTTGGAGTATGATCATAGGAACCAAAAGCGCCAAAATTGCTAGCTGAACGCATCAAATCAACTTGAACCGCTGCGGAAAACCATCTGTCTCCTACATAGTCCGCAAACCCTTCGAATGTTACATTGTCAATCAGCACGTTTTCATTTCCGGCACAGTCAAGGGCGTGTCCGCCACAAACATTTCTCAAGGTAATATCTCGCATGATAATGCCGGATGCGTGAGCAAAGCCGAAAATAGAACACTGCTCTTTGATTTCATGCCCCATGCTGTCGATAGCGCCTTGACCGTCAATGATCAAGTTTCCATGTCCGTTATATCCGGTGAAACTCTCATTTGAATCACCATTTACAAACATTGATCCTACAAAGCCACGCTTGATTGTTGCCCCTGCCTGTAAAGTGATATGAGTGTTTTTATAAATCCTCACCCGTTCCCGCAGGGTATAGCCTCCAGGGGGAATATAAAGCCAAATGGGACGATCCTTTGATAATTCTAGTGCTGCTTGTAATGCCTTTGTGAAGTTGCCGTATTTGTTTAAAAACGGCTGCAAAGACACAATAGAAAGCATGTCATTCACTTTCTGCTCCAACCTATCAAAGTCATATTCAAGTCGGTCGTTTAAGGTTGGATGAATGGTGGCATCTATTGCAACCCGACCATCCACGACCTCTTTCACGTCGTTACCGTCGTGATTCACAATTAAGTTAATCAATCTAGCCCATAAACTATTAAGCCAGTGACCAACGCTTTTCCCACGATGGGTAATATGCTCGGCTTTGTGGGCCGTCTCGCTTTGTTGGTGCCTCTCATCTGCTCTATTCAATTCATTCAAAGCATTTTCAGTGGTGCGGGCATTGTCATTCAGCTCTTGTATTAATTTTGAATGCGGGCTAGGCGTGTGCTGTTTCTTCAAATTAAACATGTGATCACCTTCTTATGAATAGCCGACAATACCAACCGATATTTTAGAAGTATCGGGGACTTGATCCGGCTTTATTTTTTTTCCACTCTGAAAAAAGGAAATGATAAATGTATCGGTTTCATTGTCTTCATAGTCTATTGAAGGCGTGATACCATTTTGTTTAAGCAGTGCCGAGCCGTCCACAGTTGAATAGACCATTTCATAATTTTCAGGTGTTTCAAAGATTAAATCGTTACCGTCTATATACACATCACCAGCAGAAGAACCCCACGATCCACCTTTAAAGGTCAAACTAAAACCCGCATTTTGCGGTCTACCTGTTTTTCCTTTTTCAATTAGATCGGACAATTCGCTTTTTGCTGCTTGAATTTGAGCCAATAAACTATTTTTTTGTTCCTTGATATAGCGCTCTTGGTTTCTGATTCTTCGCCTGTCTTCAAGCTGCAAATCAAACATATCCTTCTGAACATTGGTAAAAGTCACATCGGGTTTCTCGGTCGAGTCTAACGGGTTATAAGTCATGCTGACGGCTCTTACATCATCTTCAAACGTGATACCATGTTCAGGTGTATCAGCTATAACATGCAGCGTGTCACCCTTGTTGAGTTCATCCTCTAACCCTTTTAGCTCTTCAATTTCAAATTCCTCAAAATCAATTGCCACGGTCACTTCCGGGAATGGATTGATTTTTTCTTTCAAAAGAGTGTTCATATCTTCTGCCTTTGTAACGGCATCATCTTTAATTGGTTCGGCCCATGTAGGCTGTCCGTCAATTAAAAAATCCTTCTCGTTTGGATGAACGAAAAGGACCGGCTCAAATACATATTTTTCATTTTCATTTTTATATTCACGATAGGTTTCAATGACGTTGTCTCTCAATAAATACATGATCGGTGCCGCTGTCTTCTTCCCTTTTGTATTGGGGTTTTTGCTGTCTTTTCCTTTGAATGTAGCAATGACTTTATGTTTTTTATGCTCAAGACCTCTAATGACTTCTATCGTTTCTTTTTTAGGTGATTGATCTTTATAAACGCTGATCATTTTCGTCTTATCGTCATCAATCTTAAATTCCCATTTGCCACCTAATTTTGAAGTTAAGGTAACAAATCGGAATCCGGTCCCAGTGAAAGAAAAAGTAAAAGTGGCGCCAGGCTTATTCGTAAAATCAGCTTTCAAAGCATCGTCATAAGACCACGTACCTGTTTTGCTCTCATAACCCATAGCACTTTCACTTATCGTGTCTTTTTCTTCTTTTTGCTTGCCGAAGCCTCTGCCCCGTGTGGCCGTATTGTCTTCCGAAATAGTGACAGTAAGACCGTTTATATTCGCTCTAGTATCAAGCGTTTTATTGATTTTCTTTCCTATTTTCTTGTGTATATAAATCTCGTAATTATTGACATCAAGTTCAATTTTATAATTTGAAATAATCGTGTCTATCAGTTCAATAGAAAATGCATCGCCAAACCCTTCATTTTTGACAGGTTTGATATCTTTCGCATCATCCATAATTTTGAACGTGAATTTACTCCCTTTCAAGGCATGAGCAAACGCCTTTTCAAGTGTTAATTCACCTTGAATAACCTCATCTACTCTGTTTTTTGATAGCAAAAAAGCATAAATATGAGTAGCTGAAACACTTTTAGACAGTACATCACCATCTTGAGTTTTTGAAAAATTTCGGATAACGTATTTTTGCCGCTTGTGTACCCTTTCATCTACAATTAGAAGGTTTCTCCCGACCAATGCCTCAAAAGATATAGGATCAGTAAAGCCCGCTTCAATCTGTAATTCCATTGTCTTTTTACCATCAATTCCATCCGTTAGGCGGGGGCTGCTGCCGACTATTTCATATTCTTGTTTTGTTCCTTTATCCTGGACAAATAGTTGGTTCATGCTTACCCTCCTTTGTAGTAAAAATGAGTAATAAATTCAATGTCGATATACGTTGCACCCGTAATCACAAAGTCATTCTTACCTGGCATGAGTTCAGGAAAGCGACCTCTTCTTTCCACAGCTTGCGAACCTTTAAAAACATACTGCTTTATCACGTTCAACAAATTGTTTTTTGATTGAGTGCCTACTAATGTAATAAATTCGCCTGTTGTTTTGTTCTCAATTTTTATGTCTGTTCCAGCCAAAAACATATTGACTGTATACTCATGATCAATAGGTGACAGTCTCACATCACCATAGTTATAAACAGAAAAAGCCCTTTCTTTAAATCGAAAAGGCTGCTCTCTATAACGTTCAAAATTTCTTCCCATGAATCTCTCACTTTGCAATTCCTGTGGTGATCGGCTATCATGCACCGACTGTGAACACCCTTCAATGGCCGTAAGCGTGATTGTAAAAGTTCCACCCGTTTTCCCCTGCTCCTGACCAATGGTATATGCGTCATCACACACAACAAGCCATTTCCTTTCAGGTCGAAACGTGCATATGATTTCGTATGGATCGGGCCTGCCAAGATATTCATATACTTCTGATCTTACTAAATAAAAATGCTCTGCGTTTGCTGCGTCTATTGTAAGATCAACAAGTATTTTTCTTTCTTTCAAACGTGTAAAACGACTCTTTCTTTGTGTCTGAATACCGTGGCGGCTCGAATTTGTAAAGTTTTTTCTATCGAATGATGGTGCCTCGGGTTCAAATGACGTTAGAAAGACATTGGGGAAGACATCATTTAAACGCTCCCCGTCAATAATAAGATCAAATTCAATCATCACCATCCCCCCATCAATACCGCTTTATCTTGAAGCTGCTTCATACCGATTTTATTCATGACTTTCGCAAATGTTTTTTCGCCAACCTTGATGACACCGCCAGTGCTGACAATTTCACGTAAAAGCTCGTTTTGTTCTTGTAATAATGCGTTTGTTGTATCTTGTCTTGATGTCATCGGCTCCAAATTCATCCCGCTTGGTGCAGACTGTGGATTGACACCTAATTCAGCGCCAGCACGGGCCCAAATTGCTAGGCTTCTTTCACGATATGACGGGTCTGTTGTAATGATATGTTCGTCATATCCTCTTTCGTTCAGTGCAGCTAGTTTGGTGCCTCCTGCTCCTGGGGAAACGCCGCCCGCTGCGTAGCCAATATATTTCCCGCCTTTACTCATATTCACAAGACCAGGGTGTCTGTTGATCCCCCCGTATCGACTGTTGAGATAATTTATCGCAGCTAGTATTTGATGAACAGGATTTCTTATATCTGTGAACCCCTTTTTTGCGTGCGCTGCAAATGTAGAAGGGATAAACTGCATTAGCCCTTGTGACGGGTGCCCCGCTTTTGCGTTGCTATCCCAATTGTTAACGACGGTCGGGTTTCCTCCTGATTCCTTCATCGCAATTGTCTGTAAAGCTCCTGCGAAAGAAGGAGAAATACCCGCAATTGAAATGGCTTGAGCCACCCATCTTTTCACGTTTTCAGTAGCGTTACCGCCACCAAAGAAAGAACCAATGGAACCTATGAGAGAATCAACACCACTGAATGCAAGTTTTGCAATGGCTTCTACTGGGCTGCCGCTCACATTCGTGAACCACGAAGGAAGTAAACCATCATTCAAACCGAATTTTTCAGTAGCCTTATTCCAAAGGAATTTCGGTCCTTTCATGATCCAATCAAAATAGTCTCCTACACCATTTTCATATCCAGGCATCCCATGACGTTTTAAAACACGTTCGGTTTCTCTGTTTGGAAGAACGGATGACCCTTTTCTTAAATAGCGCAGCTCTGGGCCGGAATTTCCTGACACATAGGTTCCGACTCCTGGCTCATGAATTAATTCGCGACCCTTTTCACTCGTAACAGCAAGCCCGCCTGGATGCCCTGTTGCTGGCGTGCCTTTTGCATAAGCTCGGTTTTCTAAATACTTTCCCTTGCCGTCCGTGCCTAACTTTGGTGGGTTAGATTTTTTCTTTTTCTTATCTCCTCCACCGAAGAGACCTTGAATCCAGTTCCAAGCACTATTAACAATATCCATCATTTTTTCCCAACCGGTTTTTACTTCTCCGGTTTCGGTATTGATTTCATCAGCGTGGTCGCCTGCTTGTTTTTTCGCTTCTTTGACCACTTTTTTATGCATGTCCTTCGCTGTTGAAACAGAATCGTCACGCTGTCTTTTCGCCTCTTTAATAAGTTTGTTTGCCTGTTTCGTAGAAATCGAACCCGTTTCATCACGTTCACGGATAACGGCAGCAACCGTTTTATTATATTTATCATCAGCCTCTTTCACTGCGCCTTCTTTTGCTTTGATGCTGTTTTTAATGGTGTCCGCTGCTTGTCTCGCCGTGATACTTTTAGATTCGGTTTGTAATTTACTCATTATGGCCTTTTGTTCAACTTCACTTTTACTCATTGTTTTAACGGCCGTTGTCATCATACTCTTTTGAATATTATTGATCGTTGTTTTTTCTTTTTGAGTAAGGTTTCTTTTCTCTGAACTCGCTTGGGTTAAGATCGCTTTTATTTTCGCTTCGCCATCACTCACGGATTTTACTTGCTCATTCTGTTTCTTTTTAACATTGTTTAAAATGGCTTCCTGTTCTTTTTGAGAAAGGCTTTTGCTGCTGGCCATGAATTTTCTAAGTGATTCAAAACTTTGATTCCCTTTCGTTTCAATGCTTTGTTTTATCTGATCACCCATCGTATTGAAATTTTTTACGATGTTATCGGCTGTCTCTTTAGACACCTTTTGCCCTGACCAGTTCAGTTGGTTTAGTTGTGCGGTTGCTTGATCATTTAATTTTTTATAACCAAGGACCGATTTCGTGGTACTTTCAGATACCTTTTCCCCGAAGTCCTCAAGGGCGGGTATTTGCTCTTCTTTTAAATGCTTATATAGTTTATAACCGCCTTCAGCTAATAAAGACACACCCGTCACAGCTAAACCGACCGGGCCGCCGAATGCTGCCATACCTACCCTTGCAACTCGGGCAACATTCCCAAGACTTTTAACCACACCTAGCGCCTTTACGCCAAATCCGGCAAACCTTCCTGCTGTTTGAGCTGTGCCGGCACCTAGACTAGATGTAGCAGTCGTAGCGACTCGTGCGCCTCCTCTGAAATTAAATAAAGATTGTGCGCCTTTTGCGATCTCCGGTGCGAACATCGTTGCAACGCCTAACAATGAGCCCCATTTACCTCCAAAGGACATCATCGCTGTACCTGCAAGGCCTGAAGCTCCACGTAAACCACGAAGGCCCCTTGTGTTCCTTGTCACTGCTGCATTACTGATATTCATTTGTGCAGCTGCGGCAGTATTTGCGGCGGCAAGTTGTGACGTGGAAGTTCTTGCAAGTGCTGCCTCTGCCCGATAACGACCAAACGCAACCGCCCCCCTGCCTAATGCTCCCGTAACGGTCCCTATGCTGGAAACAACCAAACCCAGGGCAATGATAACAGGAGGAAAAGCAGCAGCCAATAAACCAGCAATTACAATAGTATTTTGCATTGAAGGTGTTAAGCCTAGAAACCATTTTGTGAAACGATCAACCGCATCGCCAGCCTTATCAAGTGCCGGCTCGATTTTTTCTAGCAAAATTTCACCAATCGGCAAAAGGTTTGACATCAATTTGCGGAAGGCCATAACAGCACGATCATTGAAATTATCCTTTATCGCTTTTCCTGCTTTTTCTGTTGCGCCTTCCACCTGCCCGAGCATGTCTTTTGTTGGGTCTAAGGATGTCACGACTTTCCCCCGTAAATCCTCCCACATGGTACCAAAAAGAGCGACACCAGCCGCATCCCTGTCAAGTGGGTCTTTTACGGCCGCAATCGCTGAAACAGTTGCCATGAATGCCTTTTGTCCTTTTTCTCCACCTTCTGCAATGGCCGTACCCATCTTTTCAGCATCAAGGCCAATATCTTTAAATGCGTTAACGGTACTTTTTGAACCGTCCTGCGCACGAATATTAAACTCTTTTACTGCGTCACCAACTTTATCCATGTTCCAAGCGCCATTTTTAGCACCTTGCAACATGATGTTAAACATGCCTTCAATGGATATACCCGCTGAACTAAATTGAGATGAATACTCGCTCACCGTATCAAGAAGCTCGTTGGAATAGTCCCCGCCTTTTTGTGCGGCTACCGTGATAAAATCAAATGATTTCGCCACGTCCACACCGTAATTATCCATGAGTGCTTTGGCCGCTCTCGTGCTTTCCGGGATCTCGTACTCAAACACATCTTTTAAAATATTAGCTCTTTTAGTTGCTAATTCAAGCTGATCCCCTTTGAGGTTTTGAAGGTTTTTACGTGTATCGATGACACCTTGATTTACTTCCTCCATCGACTCACCGAAGCCAGATAGCCACATTTCTCTTGTGACTTTGTTCACCTCGGCTGCTTCTTTCTTGGTTAAGTTGAGGGAAGCAGCAATCTTCCCTTGTGCCTTTTCAACATCGGCCGCAGATTTAACAGCCATCACGCCAAGTGCGCTAACAGGTGCCGTAATTGCGGCAAAACCCACTTTTCCGATTGTTGACATCTTGTTTCCAGTTGATTGAAGACGTTCACCATATTCTTGCAAGCTGTTTCCGGCTCTTGTCCAAGCTGAATTTTGTGTATTTATTTGTAAGGTAGTTGATCGAAGAGCACGCTCAAGCTGATTATGGTTGGTCACTTCTCTATTAATTACAGTCGCCAGCTGCAAGGCTTCTTTTGAATTTTCACCTTTTTCCCTGGCTAACACTTCATACTTTTTCTTTAACTGCTCGATCTTGCTTCCTTGTAATTCATAAAGCTGTGAAAGGTCTTCTTGTTTGCGTCTAAGTTTTTCCGACTCGTCCCCAAAGTGTCCAAATTGGGAAGCAGTAGCCTTCATGCTACTTCTAACAAGGGCCATTTTTTCTGCTATATTTTCAATGCCCGCAGATGTCCCGCCATCGTCAAAGCCTAAACGCATAATCATATTTGTCACTTCACTGGCTGCCATGCTCTCCCTCCTTAAAACACTTTATCTATAGGCACGACTTTCGGTTTGCTTTCTTCTTCCTTGATTTCACTTTCCATTTTTGGCAAGTGCTCAAGAAGCTCAATATAAAAAGGGTAATCCATCTCATCAATTTGAGGGACGGACCCACCCTTGACGCATTAGCTGCAAATATTGCGTTTTAATATTCTCGTACGCTTTTTCAAGCGTGATCAGTTTTGTTCCATTTGCTCTTTCATCAGCTTTTCCACTAGCTTTCCCAAATCATTTTCCGACTCTCTCGCCTCAATTTCTTCCCTGGATGGATAGCCTAAAAGGCCAACCCCGATAATATCATATAGGACATCACGGAAACCGATGGCGTTTAAACCTTCATCAAGCTGCTTTTTCGTGAACTGTTTTCCGAACACTTCCCAAATTAAATTGAGTTGGCGTGCTTCAATATCCCCTGGGTCAATATCTTCTTTTTTGGCATCCAGTTCAATTTCAAGAGCCTTTCGTTTATATTTTAAAGACACAAATTCTTGATAAAATGTTTGATCATTTTGATCAATACGCAGCGTGATTTCTAACGGCTTCGACATTAAGCAGCACCCCCACTAGATTTAGTTGTATCTACTTTAGAAGAAGTAGCACCGCTCGTTTCTTCCAGCTGCGTAATATCAAATACCTCATCAAAGAATTTTTCACGATATTTTTCATAACCTTTTACGCTGCTGTCTCCTGTGATTTTGAAGACTTTATCACTCCGCTGAACAAAGGTTCCTTCGATACTTTCTTTTTGCGCTTCCGGCTTGTCCTCTTTTGTTTTCCAATCAGTGGATGGGATCGAGAAACGGCCTTTTACTAACCACACATGACGAACATTGCCGTCTTCCTTCGTTCCCGTGAAGCCCAATGCAATATATGGCGGGATAGCGTCTTGTTTCCATGCAATTACACCATCTACAATCTTTTGGCCGGTAATGTGGGCCAATACATCCTGCGGGATTTCAGTTGTCTCAATTGTCACTTTTGTTTCACCTGTAGATGAAAGCACAATGATAGGACCATTATCAGCATAAACCGTTGATGAGTCTGTGCTAGTGTCTACTTTTGCTGCGCATAGTGGCGCAAAGGGTTTTACCTCTCCATATTCAAAAGACTTTCCGTTTTCAGTTAAATCGGCATAAACAAGGTTTTCTAAACCTACAATGACTGACATGCTTTTTCCTCCTTTAATGTTTCACAATTGTTCTATATAAAAAAGCTCTTCTAAAAGCACTTCTTTCTATTTCGTTGAAAGAAGAAACCGTGATTCTTTTGCATCCCAGGGCTTTCATTTTTTGATCTACGGCTTGCTGTATAGCAGCTATGCTATCTTCCGCATGAATCCATATATTAACTTGTATGTCTATCTCTGAATGTGTTGCCTTGTTGTCGGTGTATTCGACATCTACATTGTCCATTTCAGCAACCAAGATATGCGGGAATTCCGCTTTAAATTCAAGTGGGAAGTCTCCTGCGAAAACTCTCCCTTCGGTCATTGATTGAATGACCGGATCATCTAGCAAATGTTTCGTCACAATTGGCTCAAAATCAATCATGATTATGTTGCTCCTTTTTGCAGTTCCTTTAATACGGCTTGATTGATCGCATCTTTTTTAACTCTATAGGCCCGTGTTCCAAAGGGATTCCCCTTTACAAAACGCCCGTTCTTTGCGACATAGCCCTCATGGTGGAATCTTGCACGCCAGGCGGTTTCTTTCCCAGGTCCCACATCATATGAAACCGCATCAGCATAAACACGTTCTTTTTTCGGTGTTTGCCTTACCTTGATGTCGTCCCTAATATGAACATGGTCAATATCAGAAACGTTCACTTCTTTTTTCATTTGTTCTGCTAGAATTTTTGCGCCAGCTCTCAAGGCTTTCGGTTGTGCTTTTTTCAAATTCGCCCCAACCTCTTGAAGCCGTTGAATGGCCTCGTCAATTCCCTCCGCTTGTGCTGTGATCCTCATGATCCCACCCCACACATTCAATCACCATTAACTCCTTATATTGGAGATCAGGCATGATTGATTTAATTCTGTACGCTTTCCCCGCAAAAAGAACACGCATAGTTCCCGTTTTATCTGTTGTTTCTTTGTGTCTTATGCGGAAAAAGACCGTGTTTTGTTGTCCTTGTGCTGCTGCTTGGATGACCCAATTTCCTTTCGGCTGTAGAATTTCAGCCCAAGCCATCCGGTGCGTCACCCATTCTTGAACAGGTTTCATTGTTTCAGGATTCCGCCCAGGCACGCTGTGTTGAATATGAATTTTATGGCGGCGTTTTCCTGGATTATGTGCCATCTTCTACACCCCTTGTCATATCCGCTTGGATAATAAATGGTGTTAATGCATTTAATGCTTGATCAATGTTCTTTTCAACACGATACTCAAACAGAATGCCAGCAAGAAGAACAATCAAATAGTCATCTTCGCCGCCTGTGGCGTTCCTGACGTAATTTGTCGCAGCTGTTAAATAAAAAGACAGGGAAGTATCTTCTTCCCCGTCATCAAGCCGTAAATGCTCTTTTAATTGATCATTCAGTCGGTGTTGAGCCATCCGGGTTCAACTCCATGTGGAAAATGGCAGGCTCAAGAGGTGACTGAACCAATTGACCGTCATTCAGATTCCAAATTTTAAGACCGACATGGTTTGTATCTGAATATCTTTCATTCAACTTTGTCACTTCCATTGATCCGATAACATCTTGCACACGGAATTTTGAGAAGTCACCGAAGAAGAAACGTGGGATTTCAGGATTGTCACCATCGACATAATCAGAAACTTCCACAGGGAAATTAAGAACCGCTTCACCAAATTTACCTTCAATGCCTGTTTCACGCAGCAACGGGCGGCCTTCTTTGTCTTTTAATGTTTCGATTAGGGTTAAGCCCGCTCTGTTTGTCATCCATCTAGCCTGCTTTAAAATAGCTGTCGGCAATGTATTCTTTAATCTGACAAAACGATTATAAGGATCAGTTTCTGTAGTTGTGAATTTCACCGCTTTTTCAAACAATGAACCTGGGTTATCAGCACCATTGAAGAAGAAACTTGCCTCTTCCTCCACATAGGCTTTTTTGAGGTCGTCGATGATAACTTGTTCAATAGGAAGATCAGTGCGTGCTAGTAATTTTTTCGTGACAAGAACTAGCGCATCCGTTTCAGATGGATTAAGTGCATACTCTTCGAAAGAAATATCTGTTTCAGGGATAGGCTCATTCTTTCCTCGTTCGTCCTTATGTCGATTAACTTTCGACTTTTTAACTAGGATTGGGAAACCTTGTGTACCTGTTGTTCTATACACTGTACCGTGTTTTCTTAATGGGTTTTCTTCTTGTGCATACGTTAAGATTTCAGATGCCAAGACATCAGGTACAAAAATATCATTACCGTTTGTTTTCAGACCCATCGCTCTAGCTTCAGAAGTAGAAATTTGACCCGCTACAAATTGTGCAAACCCCTTTCTTACTTCTCCTTCTTTTGCTTGTTCACGTGATCTTGAAGAAAGAGAAGACAGAATAGAATCAGCAAGGGCATTACGTTTTTCCTGCTCTTTGTCTTTAAGTGTTGCGCTGCGGTCTTCTTCATTTGTTTGGGTGGTGTCGCCTGCCCCGCCATCTTTATTGTCATCTGACTTATCAAGCTCTTTTTTGATTTCAGCAAGCTCCTCAGCCAGTTCATCAACTTCTTTTTGTAATTCTTCAAGAGTAGTATCCGTAGCGCCTTCCCCTTCGATTGTTTCACGAATTTCCGTCATTCTGTTTTCAATTTGCTTTTTGCGATTTTCAAGGATTTTTTTGATGTTCATTATAGTAAAACCTCCTGTATTTTATTTATGATTGCTTGTTTCTTTTTTGAATGTTCACGCTCTTCTTTTGCTTTCTTTAGAATGTCTCCCGATCTTACTGCGGCTTCTGTATCTTCATAAGCAGGAAGAGACACAACACTAATTTCGTAAAGCTCGACTTCTTTGATTGTTCTCACTGCTGGCTCTACTTCGTAATTCCATTCGTCTTTTGTGACTATAAAACCAAAACTGCATTGATCAATGTCGCCACGCTTCATGCTTTTTTTAAGGTCTTCCACCCAGGTTGTTTCAGGTGGTGTCACTTCAAATCTAAGGCCCCGCTCATCTTCCTCAAGCATCAGGGTGCCGCTCTTCACTCGGCCTAGAACACAATCCCAATTATGATTAAATAAGGCCCGTACGTCTGAATTTGAATCAAGCGCCTTTTTAAATGCTCCTGGTGAAATAATTTCCGTGAAGCATCCTGCAATATCTGCCGGACTATCAAAAACAGCACCATATCCAACAATTTTGGACGGTGCTGCTTCTTCGCCGGACTCTCGAACCTCAAGCCCTTTTATTGAAAATGTGCGTTTTTCTTTACCCATCATCCTCACCACCTTTCAAAGCGTTTGCCGCTTCCTCATGAAGACGATCAATACCGACCAAATCTTTACTTACATAAAGTTTTGAGGACTCTTCTGTGTTGAGTGGGTCCCATCCAAGCATTTTGCGGGCGTCGTCAGGCGTGGCGATCATCGTTCGAACTAGGTTGTATGCGATCTCTGTTTTTGTTTTAATGCCTACAAAATCCAGTAAATCGTGACGGAATTTAATTTTCAAGCCGCTATCTTCTCCAAGTAGTAAAGCCGTCAAATGCTCTTCAATGTTTTTAAAAATTGGCTTCAAGCAGCTGGTGAATAATTTCATCATAGCTTGTTCCATATCTTTCTCTTCCAATTTATCTAGCAGCTCTTTATCAAGGCCAAAATATTTCCCCAAATCTTTTTTGTAGATACTAAGATATTTCAGGATTTTTTCATCATCCACAGGAGACTCAAGAGCTTCTATTTCATAACCTTTACCTAATGGAATGAGTTTTGTTTTTCCTGAATCCTTAATGTCTTCGAGTTGATCAAGAATCTTTTTGACTGTTTTATTTTGATTCCCATTCGTAGGTGATAAGTGCGCCTCAAGTTTGAGCAAAAACGTCATTAATCCACCTTTTTTATATTTGTCGGTCAGTGCCTTTTCAGCATTCATAACTCCTTCTAGCGTTTCTCGTGCTAAATCAAGCAAGCCGACACCTTTCAAATGGTTCACACCGATATTTTTTATATGTCTAATCATGTATCTTGGAATGCCTTGACCACCTAGCGAATATTTTTCATATCCGTAATTCGTCATTTCAGCATAAACATTGTCTAAGATGTGCAGCTGCGATCCTTCTTGAAAAAGAAACACTTCACCTCTAAGAAGATATACATTAACCAGCAGCTTTTTAAATTCATAAGAAGTTAAATAGTCATTCGGGTTGTTTAGCTGTTTCAAAACTTTTGCAGCCTGTCCCGTGTATATGTCTTTGCCTGTCTCATCTTCTACAATGAAATTTGCAAGTGCAACTTGATCGCTTATTAATTTCAAAAGATAATAAGTATCACTTGAACTTAGGATGTTGTCATCATTCACGTATGTCCCAAAATTAAAAAAAGAATTGTTGAATAGATCAACACTCCTTTTTGATGAAAAAAGCTGTTTAATTCGTTGAACAATTCCCACGCATTCACCCCCTAACGGTATAATTCATCTAGCATCGATTCATATTCATCGCTGCTGTAATCTTCCATCATCATCATTGTTTCTTTGTGCGCTGTAAGGAAAGCCGAAAAGCCGTCAATCTTATTCTTGCTCTGTTTCTTCGATGGCCTTTTTAAGCCCTGGTAATTCTTTTCGGCCACCACGTTCTCAATACAATAAATAAATAGTGGATTGTCTGTTTTAATTCTCTCTTCATACATCAATACTTCTGCATCATCCCGCGGGCTATTTAAAACGGCTCCATATTGTTTAACTTCTACACATGTAAAACCCTCTGCCTCTAACGACTCAATGATTTTTTCAGATAGCGCCGGATCATAGTTCACTTGAATGACATCATACATTTGCGCACATTCAATCATGTAACGAATGACCATGTCATAATCAATGGACCTTCCAGGACAAAACGTCAAAAAACCTTTTTCGGCCATTTGCCGATAAGGTATGTTTTCAGTCTTTTCACGCCCTTCAATGTTATGGTCAGGAATAAAATACATTTGTTTGACCACAAGTCTTGAACGGCCGGAATCATCGTGTGTTGGTATATTAATTGACACACAAGTCAAATCAGTTGTTTTTGACAAGTCGAGACCCAAGACAACCTCGGACCCGGAATAATCCCCTATGTCACGTATGATTTCCCCGTTATCATCGAGTATCATTTTTCCGACAATATCTTTATCAAAATAAGCGCCTGTGCTTCTCACAAAAATGTTTAAGTATTTAGCTAAAAATTCATCTTTACGCTCGGCACTTTGTTGAGCATTTTTAAATTCACTCTCCAAGAAAGAAGGCTGGACACTTACTCCCCAGTTCGGATTTACTTTCTTCCAAACCTTGCGATCATCCCATTTATCACCCTTGTCGGGTTCCGTTATGAAAGTGAAATAAGAAGTGTCATCTTCTTCATCTTTTCTTAAATTCAATAGACTTTTAGCATACTCATATATTTGCAAACCTACAGACGTTGTCCCTTTTCCAGCTGTAGAAATAATGAACATGAGTGGTTGCAAGCGTGATCCCATTCCTGATTTAAGAATGTCATACATGTCCGCATTGTCCTGGGCGTGTACTTCGTCTAAAAGAACAAAATGAGGGCCCTTTCCATCAAGACCTTTAGTATTTTTGGATAAGGGAACAAGGCAGTTCGCATATTCCACACCATCAATTGAAAAACGGTACCAAATCGCATTTATCTTTCCTTTTTGCCCTTTATAAATTTGAGTGACCTCATCTAGGTCTGGGCTATTTATGATTGTAGATGCTATTTGCTGCGCAGCGATATTGGCTTGATCTGAATCCGTTGCAGCTGTATAACATTCGGCACCAAGTTCACCATCACCATATAATGCATAAGTGCCCGACCCACTCGCTAAAACCGTTTTCCCGTTTTTCCTCGGCACTTGAACATATGCAGTTCTAACCGCTCTGACTTCACGGCCTTTTTCATCTTTCTTATAAAATCCATAGATGTTCGTATATATAAATTTTTGCCACAATTCCAATGTTAACGGCTTCCCAGCTAGTTCACCTTTTGAATGTTTACAGAAGGTTTCAATGAAATCCATTGCTCTATTAGCAGCGTCCACATCTAGCCAAATATCTTTTCGTTTTTTCCATCGCAAATAACGCTCAACGGCTTTGATGACCGCCTTACAATGTTCTTTTTTGTTGCTTAACACCTGTTTTGCATATATATCAGCGTAGTTTACGCCCGGTTCAATCACTATTTTTTAGCCCATTTCTGCGCAAATGCTTGTATTTTGTCAGTGCTTTTTGGTGTAGAACCGTTGACCATTTTTTGCAACTTCGGTGTCAATCCTAGCAACTCTAAGAGCTTACTTATCTTACTATTCCAGTCGGCAACCTGTTGAGCTAAAGGGTGCTTCATTTCGTTTTCGTGGCCAGCTTTATTTATATACATGATTGTGGCCTGAAACCCGTCATTACGCCATTCTTCATACATCACTGTATAAACAACATAAGCATCTAAATAAGTTTCGATTAGAGGCGTAAGGGATGTTGAATAAGTTCCAATTGCTTTTAAAAGACCGACGATTTTTTCATGTTCATCTTTACGAATTTTGTTCAATTTTCTTGTTTGCGCTGCCCGTGCTTTTTTATCATCCTTTTCCATTTTTTAGCCCTTACCCCCCCTCGAAAATTTTGTCTTTTTACACGCAAGCCTCCCCCTACCCTGTCCCCTAGCCAAAGTATTTTTCAAAGATTGAAGGGGGGGCTTTGCTCATTTTGTTCTCTTCCTCTGCGTGGCACTTGTTGCAAAGAAGAGTGAGGTTTGTTTCCTCAAGTTTCAATTCAGGACTTTTTGAAATTGGTTCAATATGGTGAACGTGAGCAGACTTTCCAAAGACAAATTTATGACACTTTGTACATTTGCCTTTATCTCTCTCATAAATGAACTGCCTCATAGACTGCCAGGCATCCGATCTATAAAAAGACTTGTTGACTGATTGAAAGGCATTACGTTTCTTTCCTTTCGGCTTCCTCTTCTTGCGGTGCTCGTCACAATAATATCTGCCAGGCTCTAAGAGATTACGGCATCCATCATGAATGCAGTATCTCACTCTTCATCAGCTGCGCTTAACAATTCAATGATCGTTGGTTTGTTCATTGCTGGCTTTACTTCAATGCCTCGATCTGCAGCAAGCTTCATTAGTTCCTCTTTCGTAAGCTCATCAAGCGCCGGATCATCTTCATGTCGCTGTACTGTTTCTTCAATCACAGGTGTTTCATCTTCTTGTGTTGATCCATTCATTTGATGTCTCGGGATAAACACTACTTTATGATTCTTTTTATCCCACATGATCTGACCTTCTGACGTTTCTTTAATAGGCTTCATTGCTCTTACCTCCTTTTATAAATGACATTGCCAATCTCTCCAATGGGCTTTAGTCCATAATGAGCCCGCACTTCATTTAGTGTTAATATCCCTAAACGAAGGTTTCTTTGAAAGTCTCGCTCTTCTTTATCTTTCACATCATCATCAGATGACTTTCCAAGACTCAAACTTGTTGGTTTTGTAAATGACATCGCCAATCTCTCCTTTATTATTTGATCTAAGCCGCCCCTGTTTGTTAGCCGCCATTTGATATTGAAAACAGACAGGGACGTTTTACAGCAAATAGTAAAAGCACCATCCTATTGAACAGTGCTGTCAGTCTTATTTTTTCTTCGGAAGAATATAAACGCCTCGTTCTTTATCCCAAACTAAATCATCTTTAGTTGGAAGCTCATTCATTGCTTTTCCTCGTTTATACTCCGTTCGATTTTCAACAGGATGCTTACATCCCACATCCGCATTTTGTAGATTGATATAAGCAGAACCAAATTCATCGGGTCCAGAAGTTTCCCAATTGAAACCTATATTGATTAGCCATTCCAATGATTCACCTTTATGGATTACCTCGGGAATAGAATCCATATCTTTCAATGTGATTTGTAATAATGGTGGTTCTTCAAATGTCTGAGGTTCAAGGCTCTCCTCTTCTTCTTTTGTCATTAAAATAGGCTTCCCTAATCCTTTAACCATTGGTGCATATTCGATACCGTGTTCAATAATTCTGCGTTCTTCGTATGGAACATATTTCTTACTTATCGTTGGCTTTTTGACACCTTTTGTCTCTATATCAGAAGGGAGCACCTTTTCAATCAAATACTTCAAATGAGTAATTGCTACTACCGCATCAGTTAATTTTTGTTCACGCTTGATGATCTTTTTAGACTGCCATTCAATTTCTTTAGATAAGTTCTCGATCTGTTGATTTTCACCAACTGTGACTTCGACAGTATGTTTTTTCTCTTTTCCCATTCTTGTTACCTCCCGTAATCTATTCCACAAAATCAATCAGTGAGTCCACTCACCAGCATGTCCTTTATGCGCTCTTGTGCTTCCTTGAAAGACATATCCTCGGCATCATAGAATGTATACTCTGATTTAATCACGTTGTCCTTGTGTTTGATTTCAGCATTCACAACGACATAAGGAACGCGTTTAATCGTTTTAATAAAATACGACTCTTCGAAAGGTTCTTGAATTTCTTGCACACGTTGCTCCATAGATGTCACGGTTAGTTCTACCACTGCTAACACCTCCATATAAAAAAGCGCCCCCCTGAAAGGAAGACGCTTCAAATCACTTTGCTATCCATGATAAGGCTGTGATGGACTCACCCTACATAGTAATTAGTAGCAAGGCCTTATCAGCAACGTGACCGTCCGGGCTAACCCCGAACCCTTAAAAAACGATAATCGCAGTGCGAAAACCGGATTCTCATTCTACACTTGGCAGATGAGCTAATGCGGCCCTTGACCATTTCACCCTCTTAACCGCTTGTTACATCCCTTTTCTATGCAACCACCACGAAAACCGCTCTCAGTTCATTCATCACTTACTTCCACAAGAAAAGATATAACACTGCCAATTGCTTGTATCCAACTTCCAAGAGTGCCAACATCCTTAAAAGAGGTGACGTTCGGGCGTAACGTCTCAATTCCTCCGATAGCTTGTAATGAGTTTCCGATCCCTTGAAGGATTCCTCCTATATTACTTTCTAAGACACTGATATTTTCATTTTCATTAAACTCAAGACCTACAAAACTCCCTAACGCTTGCAGCCAATTCCCCGAAATTACTACCCTTTCTGCAAGATCAGGATTATCTTTCTTATAAATTAACAAACCAACTAAAACAGTTGAGTTTCCTGTTGCCTGAATTTGATCCCCAACAGCTCCCATAAAATCAGATTCTTGCCCGTCCGCAGATAAACCACTCCCTACAGCCTGTAAAGTATTACCTATAATATCAAATTGATATCTTTGTTCCTCATCTAATGGAAAATCAGGCGTGCTACCTAGAGCAGATTGTATTGTACCTATCATAGAAAGAAATGACCCTAGTATTTTTTTAGATTTATTATCCATAAATGAACATTCCATTTTTTTATCAGTTTATGTTCACTTTTCAGTTATGTGCGTCATTTATATATGTCTCTCTATCAATTTATCGCATAATACAATATTACAACCTTTTTTTCTGTCATGCTCCGCCAACATTACGCCAAAAACACGCCAGTTTTCCGCCAATAAAACGCCAAAATAAAAACACCTCTAAACAGGTGCTTTAAATACAACTTCATTGAGCGCATACGCCAAGTCTAGGAACGTCTTTCCTTTCAAGCGTGTATATGATCTTTCACTCATGCCGATCTCGTTGTAAACCTGGTAATCGAAAACAGGTTCTTGCTGCATGTAACGTTTTATAATGATCTGTCTCTCATTATACGGAAGACGATTGACAGCCTTTTGCACTCTCTCAAGATATGCATTTCGTTTTTGCTCCCACTCAATACGTTTTATGGCCGTACTCTCTGTAGATGAATGAAAAGCGTTCGTCACAGCTGGAGGGACGATACTAAATCCGGCCGTTATTTTAGGCAGCATATCATCGGGAACCTGAAGAAGATACAAACGATAATTGTCGAGAATCCTTTCAACTCTTTTTCTCGTTTCTTTTTTATCAATTACAGGCGGTTCACCCAACATTAGCATATCTCCTTTCTCCCGATCTCAATTCCTCTACCTTTAGAGCGATCTTTTTTCTTGCCCTCTCTATATTCTTTTGAATCGTCCCTTTCGCTACTCCGTGAAGTGCAGCGCATTTACTAAAAGATACATTATGACCAACAACGGTTATGAATATCTCTTTCTCCTTCTGCGTCAGTGTTGACATGGCATACTCGATTAAATCTAGTTCATTTTCGCATACTGAATGCGGGTCAGATTCGGGAACGTGGTATTTTTTAGATAAAGCATCAAGAAACCCATTATCTGCAAGTATTGTACGTTGATAATAGGAACGGCGATACATGCCACGTCTTGAGCTGGGTTGCCTTTCTGTTTCCATCCACTCAATCGCATACTCTAAGTCGGAAATCATTGAGCGGTACGTTTTCATTTCTCCTTCGTCTGTAGATGCTACCAAACTTCTTTTAGTCTCTTCTAACGCTACTTTATATTCCTTGATTAAATCCTTCAAAATACCACCCCCTTTTATTTGCTTTTAAATGCCCCGCCACGCCCTCTTTTATATGTTGGGCGGTAAACACCCATGAGTGCTTTTATTTCTTCTTCTGAAAGCTCCTGCGCGCGATTTCGGGTACATTTGTTCTTAAGAACGTCAGTTCTTTTAGTTGGCATAGATTTATAACCCGCTTTGATAAAAGCAGCTCTCATCGTTTTCATTTTGTTTTCTCCTTTCTGAAAATAAAAAAAGGACACCAACCAAACAGCTCTTATGCTGTCATGATCAGTGTCCCCCGGCTTTCCGGTAGAACGGTTTATTTGAATAACTCGCCTTCGTTGAAGTTTACACGAGTTACTTTATTGTCATGTGTAACGATTTTTGTTTCACCATGAGATGGTAATCTCGCATATCTCGCTACGCCATCAGATAAAACTAAAACAATTGACTCTTTTCCTGAATGCAATGCCTTAATATCTATAATTTTACTTGGAATGTCTTGTAATCTCAAGTCTTTCATTGCCTCCTTAATTCATATTCATAACAGCCAAAACAGAAACCGATCCGAACACGATATAAAAGATGAGTAGTCGCTTTGTCATTGATGCACCTTCTTTTGATTCATATGCCCGATTCCTCCAATTGAATTTTTGTATGATAGTTCTTTAAATGCTCATTCATCTTTTCTTTAAATTTTGGTTGTAAGTAAAAGAATAGTTTTTCTTCTTGGTCCGTCCATTTTAATACTGCCTTTTCGTAAACAAGAAATTCGATCAGCAATATCAAGGCGTAATAATTGAATGTCATCGCCTCGTTATACCAATCTTTGACCGTCATGACGATTGCCTATATTCCAAATTGACGAATTGGTTATATTCTTTGACGAACGCTAGTGACACAGTTCCGACTGGACCGTTACGCTGTTTAGCAATAATGATTTCAATAATGTTCTTATTCTCTGTTTCTTTATCGTAATAATCATCACGATAAAGGAAGGCGATCACATCAGCGTCTTGCTCGATCTGCCCTGATTCTCGAATATCTGACATCATAGGGCGCTTATCCTGGCGTTGTTCAACTCCACGTGAAAGCTGACTCAATGCTATGACAGCAATGTCCAATTCCCTTGCCATCTGCTTGAGCATACGGCTAATTTCTCCGATTTCTGCTGTTCTATTTCCTCTGTGGACTGGATTTCCGACGATCAATTGCAGATAGTCAATAATGATCATCATGTCCTTGCCTTCAAATTCCCTTCTCATCTTGCGAGCCTTTGCCCAAATGTCATTAATCGTCATACCCGGTTGATCAAATATTCTAAGAGCGGCACTATCTAAAACCCCGTTCACTTTGCTTAATCTGCCCCACTCATCAGCGTTTAAATTACTCGTGCGAATGGATTGAGCATTAATGTTTCCTATGCTTGATTGCATCCGTTTTATTAATTGCTTACGTGACATTTCAAGCGAAAAGATGCCAACCGCTCCGCCTTTATTTAAGTTGAGCGGGTTTTCCATGAAGTTACTTGCGACATTCAAACAAAAGGCGGTTTTTCCTACGGATGGACGAGCGGCGACGATGATAAATTCTTGCTTCTGAAAACCCGACGTCATTCGATCCAATTCAGTAAAACCGCTAGGCATACCAGTTACATCACCTTTAGGTGTTTCTAACTCCTGATAGATTTCAACAAGATCGTTTTTGATAGACCCGTCGTCTGTGCCTGTTGCATCCTCTAAACTCATGAGAGAGCTAATACCTTCTTGAATGACTTGACTTGTGTCCTCACTTTTGGATGATTCTTTAAGGTCAGCGGCTATTTTTGCAATCTCTCGCTTTTGCCAGTATTCAATGATCACATTTTCAAAGTAGGACTGTTTTGCGGTGGTGGCTGCCGTGTTCATCAACCCGGATAAGTATTCTCTACCGCCTATACTTTTTATATTTTCTCGTCCCACATGTTCAATAATTGCGACTAGGTCAATAGGTTCGCCCTTTTTATCAAGCTCTTGAAAGGCTTTGAAAATGGATTGATTATGTTGGCGGTAGAAATGCAGCGGCTTGAGCTGCGAATATTTAATCAAATCCGGCTCTTGTAAGATTGCGCCAAGATATTGCTGCTCCGCTTCATCGTTGTAATAAAATACCGCTCCTGTCATGATGGATCACCTATTCCAAGTACCTTTCGTATCTCTGCTTTGTGCCGCTCGATCTGCTCTTGTTCTTCCTCGGTTGGTTCAGCCTTGTCCATTTCAGAAAGGTAACTATGAGTTTCCTCAACGTTCGGGATGGCTGCGGAGCGGGAATGTCTTTCTTTTTGGTTAAGGAGATCAGCAACTTTTGGCGGGAACTGATTGTATTTAACGTAAACTATCAAATTAGCTTCGATTTTCTCATAATCCTCGGGCTTTAAGACTCTCGCCCATGCGTCTATTCTCTCTTGATCTATTTCAAAATGTTCGAAGTATGTCTTGATTATCTTTAGCAATTCAAGTGTCTCTTTTTTAGTCATCCGTCAAATCAAACTCCTTTTCATTCACAGCCACTTTTCTCTTTGCCGCTTCATGGATCGATTTTATTTTCACGACCAAATGATCAAACTGTTTTCTAAGACGTGCAGGACTCAATATATTTGCTTTCCAAAACGTATCTTGTTGTGTCCAGTCAATCAGATATTTGACTTGTTCATCCGTGCGCTTGTCGATCTGTCTAATCAACCTAAAATCACTCGCCCATTTTTCAAGGTTTGGTTTCTTCGCTTGCGGATTATTTTCAAGTATTTTTTGATAAAGCAAATTGGCATTCTCCATGTCACAAGGTTCGTACTTGTGACGAGAATTATTTATCTTCTTTTCATTCTTATCATTCTTTACATTCTTGTTAGTTGTTAGTTGCTTGTTAGTAGCTTGTTGATTGCTTGTTAATTGCTTGTTAGGTTCATGCTCTGCTGGTTGGTAGACCTCCCAATTAACAATGGTTATGAGTCTGTTTCTGTTTGTTGATTCATTGGTCAAAAATCCGTAATTCTCAAAACGTTTTAAAGCGGTTCTGACGTTCTGAATCGTCACACCTTTTCCACAATTTGCTACTATAGATTCCAAGCTAGTGATCATTTGACCGGGCTTCACTGTGTACTTTTCGCCTTTGAATTCCCATTCGTTCTCACTATGGTTCACCATCATTAATAACGTTGTGAGGACAACCTTTTGCTCGGGCGTGGAAGTCATCCAAATTGGCTTATGAAGCAATTCCCTATATAATTTGATCCAACCAGTCATAATAATCACCCTTGCCTTACTTTAGAAAATTTACGTTCTTGCTGTATGCTGCTTCACCCATCAAATAACGGAAACCGACTACAAATCCAGTTGCGAAAGCATCTTCAATCTCAAAACTTGCCTTAGCTGCGTGGGCTGAATCCAGTTCTTCTAATAGCTTTAAAAGATCATTTGAATTAGAGAGAAACCCTTCCAATTTTTGTATAATTCGTTTACGGTATTCTGCGTTTCTTTAGACGATTCAGACCACTCAATTTCTGACGTTTCAATTGTTTCATAAAACTCTTTGACCGCAACAAACTTGAGAACGGCGACCATGCCCGCATCATACATGTAAGCCTCTTTCCTGTCTTGGTTGTCGATATGCTCTAACTTCGCTCTCGCTTTGGATATCTTTGAAGGTGTACACATTAGTTTCATAGTACATAACTCCTTTTCTATTTGAATATTATTGTTATTTATTCCTTTAAATGGTATTTTATTTTCAGGAAGTACTCCCACTTCCTTATTGTCTTCGGACACTCCTTCTAGTAGAAATTTAGGCTGATATGACTCTGTAAATATATTTCTAACCTATCTCTTACAGAGTCAGTATCTGCCGCCCTATCAAAATTAGAACAGTTTACATATTTGAAAATTATTGTTATTTGTGATAAATTAATTCTGTGAAAAGCGCTTGACTTTCTCGCTTTTCATTATTACAACCCTTTAATCACTACGAACACATTATTGGCTGATTCCATTATGGATCAGCGCTTTTTTTATTCAATTAGCTTCATCTAACTTATATTTGTCATATCTTTGAACTGCTGCCTCAACATTAGTGTGTGAAAGGATTGAGAAAAACACATCACTGTTTTCATCCTCTAACACCCAATCATGAACAAAGTGACAAAACGTATTAAAATCAACTTTTGCCGGAATGGAATCAATGTGACTTTTCACTTCTTCCGCTCTTTCTTTGCTACGGTCAATTGTTAACAATGACAAGAAATCGTTTTTGGTCATTGTGAAGAAACACATTTCGATAAGGTTAGCAATGTCCGAAGCACGGTAAGGACGCAAGAAAATGAGGTATGTCACTTGGTGCATCAACTCAAAGACTTTTCTCACCTTTTTCTTTTCGTTACTCTTTATATACACTTCCTCTAACTTTTCAAGTAAAGAATGAATTCTCCATAGACGATTTCGATAATACCTAATGACTTCATCCTGCTGATTCAGTCCTCTTTGAATACGTTTAGCCCAAACCAAAGCGTTGAATTTGCTGTATTTCTCCACTGGTAGAATATCGTCCCACTCAAACACATCTAGTAACTTTGGACCCAATAATTCAATGGCTTCTTCCTTTGGCACTCCTACCATAATCTCTTTCAAATTGGCCTGCATGATCGTTTTAACCCCACGTGAATACATACTTTCATACTGTTTGATAGCAGCGGTTAAGAGCGGTTCAATCTCCTTTACCTCGGTGTAAACCTTCTTTAGTCTCTTATTCCATGTTGTGATTGTTGTCATTTGTTTCGTCCTCCTAAAATGTATTTTTGTCAGGAACCCAATAAAAAGATGTGTACCTGCGAAATAGAATATATTTCAATGATCTTGTTGCTAATCTTTTACACTGTTATAATGTCCCTATAAGACAAGGGGGTGAAATATATGAATGAAATTTCTCCATACATGATAAAGCCAATGCGTATTCATTTAATTAATGGAATGTACGCCGCTGAAAAGAGTTACAAAACTCTCAAAACTCCAGGAAAAATCTCTGATGATCGCCGAATCACAATCGCACTAGCTCACCTTAACCAAGCGAATATTTTCATTACAACAGCTCAAACCATTTATCATTTAGGGATTACCAGAAAAAATCCAGAAATAGAACGCTTTTTCCACCTATTCAACGTATTTAATGATGAGTTTATAAATAGTATTTCACCAGGTCAGTCTGAGCAGTGGACAGACTTTGAATTCAGAAAACTAGTCAATCATTATAATAAGCTTCCTGAAATTTTTGATCTCAAACCATTTTATGTTGATTAATTGATTTCGCAAATGGTTGCTTACTATATCCAGTTGTTCTAATTTTTGCTGAATTTTTATCATTTTCTGGATTGCCAAAGGATTTCTTTAACTAAACAACTTTGTATCAACAGTAAATTCTTTTTTTCCGCTTTTTCAACATTTGCTAAGTTAGATTTTTGTACAGATTCAGGGAACTTTTATAATGTTTTTCAATTCCAACCTCTGTTATCGCAGGGGTTGTTTTATTTTGTTTGTCGCTCTTGTCGCGTTACCTCCTGTGATTCGATATTGTCCAATGAAATTGCAGGTTCTATCGGAACATACGCCCCTTCACCCTGTGCTTTCAATTTTGCCTTGACGTTTAGTATTTCTTCCACTGTCGCTTCTCTCAATCGGAGGACACAGGGAACGCCGTTCATATCAAAGCTATTGATAACAACGCCACGCTCATGATGAACCTGTTCAACAACTTCAAAGATAATGCCGTTGTAATAGCCTTCTTTCCTGTTGTACATAACAAGACCTTTGCGTTCGACAACAGATCGAGTATTTCGGATAAAGCTCTCACGATCTACTGGCTCGGGACAAATGTTTTCTATCAACAATTCCATTTGATTTACCTTCTTTCTGTTTGTTTTGACTCCACAACTTTGAGGAGTGAGATTTTCGTTTAAATCAACGGTCTCCACGTGCCAATCCATGAAATAGCTTCCTCAAAATCTAGCTTTCTTAAATCCTTGTATGTCGGTACTGCAAAAGCGTCCCTAAAATTGCGGTGGATGCTCGAGAACATACGGCGTTTACCTTCTGCATCTTCTCCATAGCGCTCTACAAGCTCGTACACACGTTTGTTGATTCGCTTTTGAATGACCGTTTGTTGATACGCATTGATAGATAAATTGTTTTCTAGTTTGCCAATCCGTTCATCTGCTTCGTTCTGTTTTTGCTCAAGACGTATCATCTGTTGAAGCTGCGGGCTAAGATTAGAAAAGCTTTGTAAGTTTTGTTCCATCTGATTAAATTGGGTCACGTAAGCAGCGGTGAACAATACACCTTTCTCGCCTGTCATTTTGTTGGCGACCATTTCACAACCTTTTTTAGTTAGAAGGTAATGAGGTCTTACTTCGCCTTTGTTATCCTCATAAGTTGAAGAAACGAAGAAATCTAACGAACGCAATTTTGCGTCGGTTAAAATCGTGTCAATATAACCTTTAATTGTTCTAATTAAATCCGAGTGACGCTTTCCAGTCATTTCAGCTACTTCCCGACTATCGACTAGATATTGTCCATTCTGCTCAATTACTTGTAAATTGTTATTCATGTTGTTCCTCCTATCGAAATAATGTCTTAATTCATTTGATTCAAAAATTACCCGTACATAAGAAAGAGTGACCATTCAACAAAACGAGTTGCAGCGAATTTTAAAATTCTTTAATTTGTGCCTTTCCCCGTTTTTGGAGAACACTCTATCCCCTGGATTGTTCTTTCAACCAAGTTATTAAAAACTGTTCACATTCTTTTGCAGGGAAAAGCCATTTTGTGCCGACTCGATATTTTGGAAATCTCGGATCATAAAAAAATGTTTCCTTTATGAAGTTGAGGCTCATATTTGTTTGCTTACACAATTCTTTTGTGTCCCAAAATGTAACTCTGTGTTCAATCGCTTCAAGTCTTTTTGAAAGTTCTTTTGAAACCTGTTCTTCTAAGAGATTTTGATCAATTTCAAAAGTGATCATTAATCCCATCCACCCCTCTCGGATATCCCTAATATTTTGCAAATGTGTTTAGCGTGTTCTTGTGCTTTTCTTCCCGTTTTTTTACCGTTGATGATGTCGCTGATATAAGGGGCAGACACACCCAACATTTCTGCTAACTGCTTTTGCGTCATACCTTGCACATACATTTCTGACTTAACTCTAGCGGCTGTGAGAAATTGCATTTAAAGTCTTGCCTCCTTCCAAAAAATACAAAAAGCTAATTAATTAGCTAATTCTTATTGACCCAAAATGACTTTTTTGCTATTATGAATCCATAGCGAAACAAGACTTAAAAAAGCCTATAATCATACATTTCATATGCTCCCCAGCGCCGAAATTGTATTTTATCGGGTTCATTTTTTGTTGTCTTTTTTGCTAATTAATTAGCTTATGAACACAGTGTAATGACTTTAAAGTCATATATCAACACATCATAATAACTTTTTAGTCGTTTTGTATTCGTTAAGCCTTGAGAAAGGTTGGTCAGAATGAGTTTGGTTAAAAGAATAAAAGGGCTTTGTGATGAAAAGAAAGTCACTTTTGCGGAAGTTGAAAGACAAATAGGTATTTCAAACGGACAAATTAGAAGGTGGGACAATGTTTCTCCTAAAAGTGAGACTTTACAAAAAGTAGCTGATTATTTCGATGTATCAACTGATTATCTTTTAGGGCGCACAGAAGTTAAAAGAAGTATTGAATTAACGGAAAAGGATGAGAAAGACATACAAAAGGAATTGCAAAACATTATAAACGGACTTGAAGGAAATAGTTATGCAGCGTTTGATGGTCAAATTCTTGATGATATGGAAGAAGAAGATAAGGAACTTTTAATCGCTAGTCTTGAAAACACTTTGAGAATAGCAAAGAAAATAGCAAAACAAAAATACACTCCTAATAAATATAGATAAGGGATGATATTTTAAATCATGGGCGATATTACTGAAATTGTTTCAAAATTACAAAGTAAATTTAAGTCATCTGATCCTTTTTTCATTGCAAACAAACTTAACATCATTACAATTCATGAAGATTTAGGGAATACCCTGGGATATTACAGCAAACATTTCCGTACTAAATTCATTCACATTAATGAAAAGGTGAGTGAAAAATCTAGTTTCTTTGTTTGCGCTCACGAGCTAGGACACGCTTTGCTTCATAGCGACTCTAATACTCCATTCTTGAAAAGAAACACCTTCTTTTCAACTGAAAAAATTGAACTGGAAGCAAACTTTTTTGCAATGCATTTATTGTTTTCTTCCGTTCAAAGGGGTATTACTTATTGTGAATTCAAGGAATATGGCATTCCGAAAGAACTTGTACAAAATTACCGCAGTATTTTTTTAAACAAAAACCGAACAAATGTTCTTGAATGAATCTGAAAATAAAAGCAGGGAGTGAACTATCTTGGCTAGTTTCAGACAACATGAAAACGGTACTTGGGAATATAGAATTAGATATAAAGATAAAAGAACGGAAAAGTATAAAGAGAAATCAAAAAGAGGCTTTAAAACAAAAAAAGAGGCTAGGATCGCTGCGGAAAAAACGGCGCATGACCTTGAATATGTTGGTTTTGATTCAACAAACGAAACAGTCGGGGGGTACTTTCCCGATTGGTTAGAAATATATAAAAAGCCATCTGTAAAAAAACAACCTACTCTTTACAAGAAAGAACTATTAGAATCAATATTTTACCTAGATGGGAACATTATCGTTTAAGAGATATTGAACGGAATGAATATCAAAAATGGTTAAATGAATTGATTGAAAAATATAGCGAAGGGACTATAAGAAGAATTCACAGTATAATGAATTCAGCTTTAAATGAAGCTGTACATGATTTTAGAATCCTTCGAGAAAACCCGTTGATAAACATAAAAATACCTAAAAAGAAGGAGGAGAAAAAAGCATTAAAATTCTTCACTCTTTCACAAACTGAAAGATTTTTAAATCAAGTAAAAACACCTGTTAAGAATGCAAAATATTCACATTCAATTCAGTATTACGTCCTTTTCACTTTAATTGCAAGAACAGGTTTACGGATCGGAGAAGCTCTTTCATTAACATGGGATGATATAAATTTAAAAAACGGAGAGTTAACAGTCGATAAAACTCTAGTATATCCCTTGAACACTCAACCTTACATTTCAACACCTAAAACACAATCTAGTTACAGAACAATAAAACTGGATGATCACACAGTAACATTGCTAAAAAAACACAAAGTAAACAGAAATGAAGTCGTTTTAATGTACACTAATTACGTTCAACCCGATGATAACACTATATTCTTTCAGCATGAGGGTAAATGGTTAAAAACAAATGTTGTGAGGGAGTATTTCAAAGAAGTCTGTAAAAGAGCTAATCTTCCCGTTCTGTCTCCACACGCCTTGAGACATAGCCACGCTGTACACCTTTTAGAAGCAGGCGTGAATATTAAATATGTATCGGAACGGTTAGGACATTCTAGCATAAAAACAACCGCAGATACGTATCTCCATGTCACCAAAAAAATTGAAGACCAGGCAATGGAAATGTATCTGCGGTATGTTCATTAA